TTGGCCAACCTTTGGCAAGGGATGGGCAAGACGGGTCGCAGAAGTCAAGGCCGCTGGTTTAGACATGGCATAAGGTGGCAAAATTGAGCCATGGCCAGCCAAACACAACAACTTGAGAATCCAGTAGTCCCAAACCTTGGTTATCCGACCGAGGTGTATGAGCGCAGGCATTTCAATGAAAATAATGGCTCGCTGAATATTTACTTTAAAAAGCTATCTAGTGTGCTGGGGTCTTTGTTTGGACCAAGGGGTGGCCGGTTTGTGAATGCACCTCATGGGGCATTTCAAGATTCCACAGATCAGGTGGCTGCCAACACCACCACGGCCTATGCGATCACATTTAACACAACAGACTTTTCCAATGGCGTGACAATGGCCAGTGGGTCCAGAATCACTGTGGCCGATGCCGGAATCTGGAACTTGCAGTTTTCCATTCAGTTTACAAACACGACAAATTCTTCTCAAGATGTGGACATTTGGTTTCGGGTTAATGGCACAAACGTGGCCAACTCAAACAGCCGATTTGGCTTTGCACCCAGAAAGGGTGTTGGCGACCCATTCCATATCATTGCTGCCATGAACTACTTTGTGAGCTTAAATGCGACCAACTATATTGAGATAATGTGGAGGCCGACCGACACGGGTGTGTCCATTGAGCAATACCCTGCCGGAACAAGCCCCACACGGCCAGCAGTCCCATCAGCCATTGTCACAATGAGCTTTGTCTCAAACATTACCTAAATACTGCCATGTACATACCACTCAAATTACCACCAGGCATTTACAGAAACGGCACTGAGTACCAGTCAGCAGGCCGGTGGTATGACGCAAATCTGGTGCGCTGGTATGAGAACACTTTGCGGCCCATGGGTGGCTGGAGAAAACGCGCCACTGGCCAGATGTCTGGTCTATGCCGAGGATTTATCACTTGGCGCGATAACAGTGCCAACCGATTCATTGCAGCCGGTACGCATACCAAACTGTATGCAATGAATGAGGCTGGGACACTCAAAGAAATCACGCCAACTGGCTTTACAGCCGGCATTGCTGATGCGGTATCAAAGACTGGCTATGGATATAGCACTTATGGCTCACTGGCCTATGGCACTGCACGGCCAGACACAGGGGCAGTCACTCCAGCCACCACATGGTCCATGGACACTTGGGGCGAGTATTTGGTGGCTTGTTCAAGCTCTGATGGTAAGCTCTATGAGTGGCAATTAGGCTTTACAACGCCAACCCTTGCAGCGGCCATTACCAATGCGCCTACTGGCAACAAAGCATTACTGGTCACGCAAGAGCGCATTCTCTTTGCCCTTGGCGCTGGTGGTAATCCACGCAAGGTGCAATGGTGCGACCAAGAGAACAATACCCAGTGGACACCGGCAGGCGACAATCTGGCCGGTGATTATGAGCTGGCCACGCCTGGCTCACTCATTGCCGGCAAGCGGGTCAAGGGTGTCAACCTACTGTTTACAGATGTGGATGTCCACACGGCCCAGTATGTTGGCGCGCCATTTGTCTACGGCTTTGAAAAGGCCGGATCAGGCTGCGGCCTCATTTCGGCCCAAGCGGTGGCGGCCATTGATACGGCAGCCATTTGGATGAGCAAGGCAGGCTTTTGGATTTATGACGGCTATGTCAAGCCACTGCCAAGTGATGTGTCTGACTATGTCTTTGACAATTTGAACTTTAACCAGGCATCCAAGGTTTACGCTGTCCACAATAGTAAGTTTGGCGAAATCTGGTGGTATTACCCAAGCAGTGGAAGCACAGAAAACGACAGCTATGTCACTTTCAACTACCGCGAAAACCACTGGAATATAGGATTATTGGCCAGAACTGCTGGTGCTGATTCTGGGGTGTTTGCCAATCCTTTGATGGTTTCAACTGATGGCTTTGTCTATGAGCATGAGGTCGGTTTTGCTTATGACAGCGCCAGCCTTTATGCTGAGTCTGGCCCAGTCCAATTAGGCAATGGCGACAACATCATGTCTGTGCGCCAGGTCATCCCCGATGAACAAACACTGGGTGAGGCTGTGGTGTCATTTAAAACCCGCAATTACCCAACTGGCACACAATCCACATTTGGACCATACACGGCAGCCAACCCAACTTCAGTGAGGTTTTCTGGCCGGCAAGTCAATGTGAAGGTGACTGGCAACACTTTGGCCGACTGGCGCATTGGGGTGATGCGGCTTGAGGCTATTCCCTCCGGCAAGCGATGAGCGACCAAGAACATTTGGACAGGCTGCGCCACCATGTGGAGGCGGCTTTAGAATACAGTGGTGGAACGCATGATTTTGAAGATGTTGTGCAGATGGTCGAAGGTCACAGATTACAGCTGTGGCCGGCCAAGGATTCGGTGGTTTTGACAGAGATCATCGATTACCCAAGGCTTAAGAATTTGCACTACTTCTTGGCTGGTGGCGACCTAGACGAACTCTCAAGGATGAGACCATTGATCGAATCCTGGGGCAAGTCTATTGGCTGCACCAGAGTGACCTTGGCAGGCCGAAGAGGCTGGGCAAAGACATTTTTGAAAGACGAAGGTTACAGCCCACAGTGGTCTGTAATGGCAAAGGAACTTTAGGGGATAAATATGGCAACTTCAGCAGGACTCGCATGGTCATTGAATAATGGCATTAGTCAAGCGCAATATGATCAAAGTATTGCTGACGCATACGCACAAGCGCAGGCCAAAGGCTTGACCGATGCGCAGATTGAAAGCAACATGAATCAGTATGGCGTGAGCGCTGCTGATGTTGCCAGAGCCACCAAATTATCAGAAGCAAGTTTGCAGGCCAGACTTGATGCGGCTACACCGACAACGCCTGCTGAGATTGCATACAACCAGGCAGCCATGGCAGAGCTTGCTGGCCGCCAAGGTCAGTGGGATACAGCGCAAGCTAAAAATGTGACTGATTGGGCTGCACAGCAGAAAGCTAATGAGCTTGCATGGGCTGCCAAGCAAGGCCAAAACGTCACTGATTGGGCTGCACAGCAAAAGGCCAATGAGGCTGCATGGGCTTTGAAGCAACAACAAAACACTGCGGCATGGGCCGAGCAGCAGCGTTTGAATGCCATTAAGAATGCGCAGCAGATTGCGGCCAATGAGGCGGCATGGGCTGCCAAACAGCGCCAGAATGAAGTTGACTGGGCCAAGCAGCAAAGTCAAACATTACCATTTGCCAATGCAACCCAAGGTTTTGAGCAGAACTTTAGAAACTATCAGTCCATTGCACCAGGCGCTCAATATGACCCATCAGTCACTGGTGGTGCGTCACCTTACAGCAAGATCATGGGCCAGATGAATCCCCTGGGCAACCCATACGCCAATGTGCAAGGCGGTATGCCACTGGGCGGATATAACCCTGGTCTGTATGACCGAATCAATGCGGCTAATGTGGCCAAGGCTTTGGCTGCTTCAACTGCGGCATCAACAACATTGAATGACGTTAATGCTGGCGGTGGTGATGGCGGTGATGGCGGTGGCGGTGGTGCAACTGGTGGAGGCGGTGGCGGTGCTATGGCCAAAGGCGGCTATGTCCATGGCGGTCTCATGTTTGGCCCCAACCCTCCTGGTCCAGATGATGGCGCTGTCAATCTTGACATGGGCGAATATGTGATCAAGAAGTCTTCAGTCGATAAGTATGGCCGTGGACTTCTGGACATGATCAATGAAGGCAAAGTGCCTGCTAAAAAATTAAAGTCTTTACTGGGTTAAAGGAAAGAATATGTCAAAAGGTGGAACAACTACATCGACAAGCTCAATTGATCCTCAGATCAAAGAAGCATTCTTGGCCAACTTTCAGCAGGCCCAAGGGGTCGCTGGCGCATTGCCGGTCCAGCAGTTTGCTGGGTACAACCCCATGTATCAGGCAGGCGAGGAGGCTCTGGTCAACACCGGCCTTGCTGGCCCAGGCATCACTGGCACAGACTTGGCCGCAAGGATGGCAGCTTATGGCGGTGTTTATCAGCCAGCAGCTGTGCAAGCGACAAGCGCCAATTTAGGACTAGGTCAAGAGCCTGGCACGATTGGCTCTTACATGAATCCATATTCAATGCTGGTGCGTGAAAACGCATTGTCTGATCTGGAATCAGCGCGTAGAAACGCAATTGCTCAAACTGGTGAGCGCGCCACACAAGCACGCGCATTTGGTGGCTCTCGCCAAGGTGTGGCAGAAGCTCTGACTAACCAAGGGTTTGCCAAGCAGGCCGCCACACTTGGGACAACATTAAATGAGCAGGCATTCAATCAGGCCATGGCCATGCAGCAAGCTGACATTGCACGCCAACAAGCAGCAGACCTTGCTAATCAGCAAGCAGGCTTGCAAGGTGCGCAATTGAGGCTAGGCGGTGCAAGCCAGCTAGGTAATTTGGCTGCACAGCAACAAGCATTGCGTCTTGGTGGTGCTCAAGCTGTCATGGGCGCTGGTGGTGCGCGTCAGGCTCTGGACCAGCAGCAGATGGATGCAATCCGAAACATTGGTTTGCAGCGTCTGGGTGTGGTCCAGACCAGTCTTGGTGCAACACCAGCCAATTTGGGCATGGTGACTCAGACTCCTCAATATTCAAACCCAGCAGCTGGCGCTTTAGGTGGTGCATTGGCTGGTGCAAAACTATTCCCAGGCAATCCTATTGCAATGATTGGTGGCGGCATTCTTGGCGCATTTGGCAGTTAAGGGGTAAAAAATGGCAGACTTTGATTTTCAGGGCCTTTTGGGCAATATGTTTAGTGGTGGCGATAGTGAACTTGAAAAGCTATTGACGGCCAAACAAAAAGAACAACTTGGCTTGCAGTCAACACTGTCGGCAGCAGCTGCTTTGCTTAAAGCTGGTGGTCGAAGCCCGCAACGTATTGGTTTGGGCCAAGCGCTTGGCTCTGCTCTTGAGGCCGGCCAAGGTGCTTATGAAAAAGGCACGACAAACGCATTTCAGCAAATGCTTTTGGGGCAGAAACTGAAAGAGGGTCAGCAAGAGCTAGACTTCAATACACGCATGAGAGAAATGCTCATGCCAAAGCCTGCTGGTGGTATTGTTCCACAAACAGTTGGTCGTGTTGAGGCAATTACAGCGCCACCAGAAGTGGCTGGACCTTTTGGTCCAACTCCAACGCGCCAAGCGTTAATCCCTCCAACTGAAATGATTTCAGCACAGCCAAGTGCTGCAAAAACTAGTGGAATGTTTGCTAACTTGACTCCAGAACAAAGAGCAATTGCTGCATTTAATCCAAAAACAATGTTGCCAAAGATTTTTGAAGAGTCATTAAAAGCAGATTCTTTTAGACCAATGAGCAAAGAAGAAGTTACGGCAATGGGATTAGACCCCAGAAGTGTTTATCAATTAAATACCAGAACTGGTGAGCCAAAGTTACTTAACAAATATGAGGGTGTATTTGGTGGTGGATTGCAAGGCAATGCCTATGATGTCTTGCTGACCAAAGAGGTAAATACTCCAGAATATGCTTTGGCTTATCGTGCTTTAAGCCAGCCTGTTCCAGTTGAAAAGGTGCAGCCTGATGGATCGGTAAAAATTTCCTACGAAATACCAATGCCTATCCCAGCATCATTTGCAAAACCGACTTATGGTGGAAAATTACCGGCAGCAAAACAAGCTGGTGGTGCAATGCCTAGTGGTGGAACCGCGCCAGTAGCCGGACCAATGGAAGCTCAACCTGGTGGATTGCAAGGTGCTGGCTCTAAGTCAACACCATACGCGCCAACACCAGGTCAAATTGGTGACGCTAGAAAACAAGCACTGACAATTGAAAAATTAGTTGGTTCTCTTAATGCGCTTGAAACCAGTATTCAGCAAGAGGGTATGCAGATTGGTGGAATGGGTAAGGCTGGAGGAACCCAAGAAGCAAGATTC